AGAGTGGTTGCAGACGGAGGCACGTTTGAAGCGGTTAATTGTATGCAAACACAAATCACAGATTTACAAAATATAAACATTAATTAATATGGGAAACGCATATAATAACGCTTCACTTTTGGTAACGCCAAACGGGTACAAAGCAAGCAAAATTTATTCAGCCAAGCCAACAGACGGAAGCGGGGATTTGGCATTTAGTAGGGCTTCAACTGCAATGAGGCGTAATAGTGCAGGCTTATGGGAAAGTGTAGCCAACAACATACCAAGACTTCAATACCCCATAGGTGGTGGTTGTCCAAGTTGGTTGTTTGAGCCGCAAGCGACAAATAGCGTAAATTATTCAAACAATCTATCTTTGGGCTGGAGTAATTTGGGTGGAAATTCAATAATTGTAGATACGACCACTCCATGTGATTTATTTGTAGCACAAAATGGAACTAGACTCAGAAAAAATATCGCAGAGGGTACTCAAGCTCAGTTTAGAGAAAATACTTTTACCCCTACAAATGGAGTTACTTATGTTATTTCGTTTTTTGCTAAAAGTTTAGTTGGAACAAATGAAATTAACATTGACTTGGTTGACTCTCCTTTTGCAGCACCCATTCCTATTACAAATACATGGAATAGATACGAAGCAACTTTAACAGCAACAGGAGGAAGCACAGGACTAGATATAGGATTTGGTAGTAGTTGCGCTCTAAATAACGAGATTGTAATCTGCGGTATTCAAATAGAAGTTGGCAGCGTAGCAACCTCCCCAATCATAACGGCAGGTAGTGCGGTAACTAGGTTGGCGGATGTAAGTAATACAACGGGGTTAAGTGCGGTCATTGGGCAAACGGAGGGAACAATGTATTGGGAAGGTAAATTGCCACAAGACCAAACTTCATCAGCTAAATATTTACTTCATTTGTATGGTGCAAGTCCTACTATTATTATAACAACTATATCCACAGTTATAAATATATTAAGTGGGGCAATAGACTTAAGTGTTGCATATACCGCAGGCGCAAATGCAAAAATAGCTATATGCTATAATAATAATGGAAATTTTAGAGTATTTGTAAATGGTGTTAAAACAAATGAAGTAAACACTTTTGTAGGAGCAGCAAGAACAAGTTTAGCTTATGGTAGCAGAGGGGGTGCAGGAGATATTCAACCAAATACCACTTCTAATCTTACAATGTTATATACAACCGCCCTTTCAGATAGTGAGGCAATAGAATTAACTACAATATAAAATTATGAATTACATAAAATACGAATTCCCGCCTGCAATTTGGGCAGAATTACAAAAAGAAATACAAGAAACTACAACTATTAATGAACAAACTTTAAAAAGTTGGAAAGATTGCGCAGTTGTTGAAATTGGTTTTATTTGCTTAGAAAAAGGGGAAGTAGACGGCAAAGAAACTTGTATAAAGCAGTCGGATAAATGGGCAGTAGATATTTTATTTTACGCTGCAATACCTGCAAGTTATGAACCTTATGAAGTTTATCCAAACCCAAAAGGTGAGGTTCATTCTTTTTGGGGTGATGAAGATTTGTACTTGAAAACTTTTTGTGGTAAATATCCTGAATCAGAGTATTGCAAAATACCATCATCAATAAAGTAAAATGAAGAATCTACCTAAAGAAGAATTACTTAGCAGACTAGAAGCAATTAATAGAAGTAACGCTATTATTTACTTTGACCTTAACGGCTTTATTCTTGGCGTTAATGCAATCTTTTTGAAGGCTATGGGCTTTCAAGAAGATGAGCACGACAAGCTTATTGGCAAGCATCACTCTATCTTTGTTGAATATGAGTATAGCAAGTCAGAGGAATATGTAAAGTTTTGGGAGGTTCTAAGAAGCGGAAAGTTCTTTGAAGGGGAGTTTGAAAGGAAGAAGATTGATGGTAGCCCAATTTATTTGCAGGCTACCTATAATCCAATCTTTGATGAAGACGGAAACATCACTAAAATAATGAAGATTGCAACCGATATTTCTCAAATGGTTGTAAGTAAAAAAAAGATTGATGAATTATCCGCTAATCTACAAGCAGAATTAGAGAACTCAAACAAGCTAAAAGAAGCGATTGAGATAGAAAAGGATGCAGCCCTTAATGACTTGGATGCAAGTATTAAGAAAAGCCAAAACGAACTAATAAAAGTGATTGTGAAAAGTGCTTTATTTGTCATTATGAGCGTGGGCTTCATTACAACTATCATGTATTCATTCGCTATTCTTTCAAATAAAGATACTCAGATAATCGGCTCAACTTGGAGTAATATGTTTAGTGTTTTATTGACTAACGCATTCTCAATAGTCGGAACAATAATGGGTATCAAATACGCAACCTCAGATAATCAACCTAAATAAATATGCAATTAAGTACTAATCTTTCATTAGCCGAAGTTACTAGAAGCGAAACCGCAAAACGTAGAGGCATAAGCAATATGCCAACACCAGAGCATATCGAAAACTTTAAAAAGTTAGCTGCAAATATATTTCAACCAATCAGAGAACACTTTGGCAAACCTATTATAATCAGTTCAGGTTACAGAAGCGCAGAGTTAAACAAAGCTATCGGTGGTTCATTGTCTAGCCAACATTGCTCAGGTGAAGCGATTGATATTGATATGGATGGAACGGACATTACCAACAAGCAAATCTTTGATTACATTAAAGAAAACTTAAATTTTGACCAAATGATTTGGGAGTTTGGAACAGATACTAATCCTGATTGGGTTCACGTCTCATTCGCTTCTAACAGGTCACAAAGAAAACAAATATTAGTTGCTAAAAAAGTAAATGGCAAAACTACTTATATCCCTTACTCAAAGTAAAATGAAAGACAAATACTTAGTCTATTTGACAACTGGCTTAATAGCCTATTTAACCCCTATTTTAACCTCTCTATTGCTTGTGGGAGGTTTGGTTATGTTTGATTGGATTACAGGCATTATAAAGAGCCATAAACTAGGAACATTAAGCAGCCGAGCAATGGTTAAAAAGTTTTATACTGCATCTTCTTACTTAGTTGCAATCGCAGCGGTAAGATTATGCGAGGTTTATTTTGGTGACCAGATTCCACTTGTTAAGCCTGTGATAGCTATGATTGCTTTAAGCGAGTTGCAATCTATGAGAGAAAACATTGAAGCAATTACGGGAGTTGATTTACTTAAAAACTTATTTGGATTCTTACAACGCAAATCACAATCAGAATGATTTACTTCCTACTAGTACTTACAATCGCTTCAAATGCAGTTATGGATGCCATAATGAGCAATGATTCATTTGCTAAGTATGGTATGTGGTTTAGTCGTGATGGTTGGAAAACTAAACACGCCTTTGCAGATTGGATGGCGCAGTTTATTCCTGAGTGGTTATCTGAGTTATTGGCAGGCACAGTTCTAGTAATGTTTACTGAGTTATACAAGTTTGCAAAAATGATTATGATACTTTCTTTTTTGATTGCCATATTCGGCTTCACTTGGTATACGCTAATCATTTACATTATTTGGGGCGCATTGTTTTCAATTTACTACACTTTGATAAGGTAGAATGGAAGAAGAAGCGGAAGTTTACTACGAAGATTATGACACAAGGTCTGAGGTAATTAACCAATGCCATTCTGCTTTAACTGCCATAGAATATGTTGACCCATACGATAAGAAAGGGCAGGAGCAAAAGAACAGAATTAAACGCAAGGCTTTAGACGTTTTAGACTATTACATTTCGGAAATTCACGCAGAAATATTTGACGTAACCCATGAAGAAGAAGACTAAATCAGAATTGACTAAGGAGGTAATGTTGGAGAACCCAACAATTACTACAAATAGAACGCTTGCAAAAGTTCTTTTAAATAAATATCCAATGTTATATAAAGACTTGGAGGATGCAAGGGAGTCTGTAAGATATGTTCAAGGCAAGTCAGGCGTGAAGAAACATAAACAAATAAATGAGAAAATTCCTATCTTCTTAGAAAAGTTAAACGCTGAGCGTGCAAAGTACGATTTAGACCTAAGAACCCAAGAAGATAAGACACCTTACATATTTGGGGAGAACCATAATAAGGCACTTGTAGTGGGCGATTTTCATTATCCATATACAGACATTGATTCACTAACTTTAGCTTTAGAATACGGCTTTAATGAAGGCGTAGACTGCATAATTATAAATGGAGATAGCTTAGACTTTAATACCATATCAAGATTCGTATCTAAACCAAACGAGATGCGAGTAATGGAACAGATTGAAGGAGTTAAGAATTTACTAGCTTGGATGCTAAAAGTTATGGATGTGAAAATAGTATTTCATGCAGGTAATCATGACAAGAGAATTGAAGATTATGTTATAAGGCAAGCACCAGAGTTATACTTGAACAATAAGTTAGAAAAGTTATTGATGCTTGAGGATATGAAAATAGATTACGTTCAAGATTATCGGTTCATGAAGTTTGGCAAACTAAACATTGCACACGGACATCACATTGTAAAGGGCATATTTGCACCCGTAAGCCCTGCAAGGGGAGTGTTTACCAAAACAAACACATCAACACTTATAAGCCACGTTCATAGAACCTCTGAACACATGGAATCAGACATGAATGGAAACGTATTAGGATGCTTTTCAATAGGTGCTATGACAACGATAACGCCAGACTATAACCCACAAGTAAGCAAACACAATCAAGGTTTTGCAATAGTTACGAAAGACCCTAAAACGGGTGATTTTGAGGTTAATAATAAGAAGATAATCAATAAAAAGATACGATGAACGAGAAGCGCAAACAAGCTATTATTGATTTAATTAATCTAATGTTTTCTATTAGCAAACATAACGTATCTTATGACGATGTTGTTGGCAGACAAGATGCTTGGTATAACGATTACACGATGACCTTAGAGCAAAATCACGAATGGATTGAGCAAGGTGTGAAATATTTATCTAAGAAGTTAAAGATTACTCACGTTGCTGCACGAAAAGAAATGCTTTGGGTAAATTGGATGTGGGGATTAAAGATTATTGAACAATGAAAAATTTATACATATTATTAGCCCTTACAACCTTAGTAAGTTGCTACACAAAGAAGAAATGCGTTGAGAAATTCTGCACAACCGATACATTAGAGGTAACGCTTCACGATACTATCCGCACCGAAACAATCAGAAAAGACACGGCATTTCTTTACAAGGGCGATACAATCACTATCATTAAGGATAGGCTGCAAATAAAGTATTACAGAGTAAACGATACTACTTACATAGAGGGTGCTTGCATTGGCGATACAATTTATATCACCAAATCGGTAAAAATCCCTACACTTCAACCCAAACCACATCCCTTTAAGTGGTATTGGTTACTATTCGCTGCACTATTTGGAGCAGTTATAGTGCTTACTATAAAAAAATAGGCTTCATTTTCAGTTAGTTACGCAATACATAAATATTTATTTTGCATAGTTAAATAATTATTTTACTTTTGTCCTCAGATAGCAGCAACGTAGTTGTTATTTTAATTTTTTTTATGGTTACTTTACTTATTTCTCCTTTCGGTTTTGCTCCTACAAAAGTAGGTTACAATCAGTATGTAAAAGCTGGTGGTTCAATGGAATATGCTTCTTTTAAAGTTTTTGAAAGAAGAACTGCTAAGGAAATAGCAGCAGAAAAGATAACTCGTTTTTATGCAGCAATGCATTATTATTATGACCAATCAATTTATTACAAGTCTATTGGTGACCAAGCACAATATGAGCTAATGGTTGAGGCTTGCGATATTAGAGCAAAGCAATTAGGCGAAGCTCATAGAGAATTAGCTTTATTAGAATCAAATTAACTAACAAGGGGGAGCAATCCCCCACTAAATCAAATAACAATGGCAACACTAATCACACTTACTTGCATGGCTATTTTAACCAGCATATTTTGCAGATATGTTGAAGCAAACAACAAGGCATCTAAGAAGACTAAAAAAGAAAACACAATAACATACTTATAAAATGGCAAACATAACTAAACCAAAACGTAAAGTGGCAACAACGCTGCTCAATGTAGACCTACCGAATAGGCTGCAAGACCTTCAAGTAAGGCGCAACAAAATCAAAGCAGATGCTGAACCAATCGTTTCAATCGCTGACCTACACAATGAGGCTATTGAGATGCTATTAAGAAAGGAGCAACTATGATGTGGCTATTTACAATCACTTTGCTTGTCGTAATAGTTGGCAAGGAAGCTAGGAAAGAAAAGCAAGATTTCATTAAACGCAACGGCATGACACGCAACCAACTATTCAGAGCGTGTAAGTACATGAGAGGCGAGAACGGCAAAGTAAGCTATCGGGAACTACTTCAAAACATGAATAATAATTAAGCCATGAAACGCACAGAATTAAAACTGAAAATTAAAAGAGCGACTGATAACACCATCAGGCTATTTAATAACTACGGAAAGCAAATCAAAGTTTGCAACTCAGCCAATAGCACGGATGAAGACTTCACAATCCTAACCAAGATTAAAGAAGACTGGCACTTAGCAAGCCTTGAAGCCACAAAATACGAAACATTACTTACTAGCTTTTATAATAAGAAAAATGGAATACATAATTGATGATGCTAAGAAGCACCAAGCACTACTAGATTACGTTGAATCGGACTTGATAGATAGAGTTTATGAGGCTAACTGCCCAACTGCAATAGAAACACTTAAGAAAATCAAAGCGGTTGCGTTACATCCCGAACTAGCAGATAAAATAGATGCTGCTTGGACTATAAGACAAAACGAAATAAACCAGTTAAACTATTTAGATAAGCTAGGTTCAACTTATTTCTAAATAATTATTGCATAATAAAAGTAATTAACTATATTTGCACACACTATTAACAACAACATGAGCAACACAACACCAATGCAAGAACTATTGGACTACATCCAAAATTCCAATGCGCTCACATTCTTACCCGAGCAGCTATCCTCAGTAATTGAGAAAAAGTATTTACCACTAGAAAAATCAACCATTACCAATGCGTTTGATGCTGGCGAATCTAACATTTGGAACTCAAAAAGAGATGAAGGTTTTGATTTTGAAGGAGGTGCAGATTATTACAAACAAACTTTTACTAACAACAATGACTAACACAGAATCAATCAAAGCCGTTTTAATCAAGCAGATTATTGATAGCGGCAGTAACATCCCACTAGGCACTTTAACAGGTAACATTAACCTGCTTATCAAGTCGGCTGAGTTGGATGGCTTTACGCAAGCTAAAGAAATTATGTTTCCAACTATTACAGACCATCCAAATACTATCTAAATGGAAAACAAAACACACTTTAAAAAGCTACTTAATCCAATGTATTTAGGTAGCCATGACCTTGAGGCTGGCAAAGAGTACAAAGTAACCATTGAACGCATCCAACAAGATGTAGAAGTAATTGGCGATGGCGGCAAGAAACAAAAGAAAGCTATTTGTCACTTTAAGGGAGCATCTAAACCAATGATTTTAAACGCTACCAATATGAAAATGATTAGCGTAGTAACAGGCTCAAAGTTTATTGAGGATTGGATAGGAAAATCAGTCTTTATATCAATAAAGCAAGAAAGAGCATTTGGCGAGTCTATGGATGTAGTACGAGTATTAAACAAACAAGCATAATGGACAACTTAATATTTAGGTGCCATTCATTAGGTGATTTAATGGGTGCTAAAGGATTAGGCTTGACTGGCGAAAAGCGAGCAATACATTCCTACATTGAAATGTTCGAAAACAGAACAAGTGAGATAAAGTCAAAATATTTAGAAAAGGGCATTTTTAACGAATCTGAGGCAATTACTTTAGTTAATGATGTATTGCAGTCTAACTTTACAAAGAACGAAGTAAGGATGGCTAATGACCTTATTACGGGTGAATGCGATATTGAAGACTCAAACGAAATTGTGGATGTAAAATGCAGTTGGGATAGATTTACGTTTTTAGACTCGTTTTCTGGTGGCGGCAAGAATTACGAATGGCAACTTAGAGGTTATATGCAACTATACGAAAAACCAAAAGCCAGTGTAATTTATTGTTTAACCGACAAACCCGACCACATGATGAAAAAAGAATTGGAACGTGCAGCAGATAAATATAATGGTGATTTGCCTGACACAATTATGATTCAAATGGTAATAAATTCTTTTTTTGATAGGGATAATTTTAACCTATTTTTACAAGAGATACCAATAGACCTAAAAGACAGTTACGTTCAAAGGGCGATTGATAACTTTGTTCACATACCTAAAGAAAACCGAATTAAACGCTTTCAGTTTGATTATTCTGAGGCTACTAATGCAAAGATAGGCGAGCGAGTAAATGATGCTAGAAACTATTTAAAAACCATCTTCAATGAAAGTTAAACCATTTAAACCTTTAGGCAATAAAGTAAAGAAGCCTAAAATAAAACTAAACAAATCACAAAAATTAGACAAATTAATTAAATCACTTTTTATCAAATAAATTATGGAAATCCAAGGCGTATTAAAACAGATTCTACCATTAGAATCAAACGAAACAAAGTCAGGAAAGGCTTGGCAAAAGCAAACGATTATCGTAGAAACCCAAGAAACTTATCCAAAGTTAATTGCAGTTGAGGTAAGCGAGAAAGCAATAAGCAGGCTGCAAGACTATCAAATAGGTCAAACTATAACCTGCTCGATTAACATCGAATCTAGGGAGTATAATGGCAGGTGGTTTACATCGGTAAAGGCGTGGAAAATCTAAATTAACAAGGCGGTAGGCGGGAAACTGCTTACTGCCATTAACAACTAACACAATGACAAAAGTAATAATAATAGGAGAGCAACTCGAAAAGAAAGAATTAAAACCGATTAAGTTTGTATACTTCTTTTCAATTCAACATGGTGCTGAGGAAACGGAAATAAAACCTAAAAGCTACGAAAACATAGAATTGATTTGTAAAGATTTTGCAGCCTTTGGTTTTGATTTAATGTATGCCTACTTTAATGATAGAAACGCTGGCTCTTTATATCTAGGACACTTTAATGACGGCATTGTATGAACCAAAAACTAATTAACGAATACATCCAATGGAGCAAAGAAACCTTTGGCGATGAAAGATGGCTAGACGTATTATCCAAACTGCGACACGAAGAAGTTTGGGAGTTTAGAAAGGCAGTAGTCTTAGACGGCAGAACTGAGCAAGCGGATGAACTAGCAGACTGCTTCCTATTAATGTTTAAAATGGCGCATTTAACAGGCTTTAACGTAGAAGATATAGAGGCAGCGATGGCGAAGAAATTAATTGAATTACATACTAGAACTTACGAAAATGGAAAAAGAATCAAATAAAATGACGGCAGTTGAGTGGTTATGGGAACAAATAGATGAAATCTTGCCTTTTTCAGTAGATACAGAAACAGGTATTAAGTTATACAACGCCAAAGAACAAGCCAAAGAAATGGAAAAAGAGCAGAATAATAGGTATTATAATTCTGGTAAATGTATGAAGATATATAAAGAATTTTACGGAGGTAACAAATGACACCACAAGAAAAAGCAATAGAGTTAGTAGATAAATTTTATTTAATTGAGGAAAGCCAAGAATGTGATGCGTGGATTGACGGATATTTAGCAAAAAAATGTGCATTAATTGCAGTTGATGAACTATTGGAAGAATGTAGATTAGAAAGAGATTGGTATTGGGAACAAGTTAAAACCGAAATAGAAAAATTATGACACTACTAATAAGCAAACCAAACTTTTACGTCAGAGTTCACGGGGTTAACAAACACAAGATTACACTTGACGGCATCATTTGGGCAGTAACTAAAGTAAGCGGCTACTCAGAAAAGGAACTAACATCCAACAACCGCAAACGAGAGATATTGTGGTGGAGGCATTGCATAGCTTACTTAGCTTGCAAGCATACTTATTCAAGCCTACAATCAATCGGATTAAGATTAGGAGGGCGTGACCACACAACTATAATGAACGCTAGGACAAAGATTCAGAATTATCTTGATTATAAGGATGCACTTTTTGTGGATAGGATTAAAAAAATTGAAACGCTATTATGATATTAGAAAGAACTATTATCCAAAACTTGCTTATGGCTTATATGTGCAGCAAGGCAGCATCAGAGGCAATGCAGACTGTTTGGAGTTGCAGAGATGCAATAGACAACAAGCACATAATAGGAGTAATTAAAGAAGCTAAACCCAAAATAAACTACTTCATAAAACAAATTGATGAAACCTTACTAAGCGATGCCAGATTCAAAAGCAAAGATTGGGAGCAACTTCAAGATTCGATGTATAAGGTGCTAGAGGGTTTGGATGATGAATTAAAGAAACTATGAAAAAGTGCGGAAAGGAGAATGACACATTAGACGCATTGTCACATTTTTTGGCTAGTTCATCTGTTATAGAAATGATAATGGCAAAAGTTTTTCCAAAAGTTTCTGAAAAGGTCAAAAATGTGTCTCATCTGGAATAGCCCTTGCAAACATTGAGTTTTTTATATTGCAATGTGTCATTTCAATGTGTCATAACCGACATTTTTATTAAAAAGATTTGCACAATGGTATTAGTTTTAATAAATAGATGTAGTTTTGTTCTATAAAATCGGGTTTCAGCGGCGGCTGTCTAAAAGGTTTGAATGACCCTTTCCCGATATTTTTTAAGTCATTCAACTAAAACATTCAAAGTATGAGTAAAATATTAGTATCAGTATTTAAGAGCGCACAAGATGCCTCTAACCCTTTTCATAGGGCAGTAGAAATTTGCTTGCAGCGAATTATCGAAGGAAATTCCAAAGAACTTGTAGAAAAGTTTAGATTAACCAAAGAAGATAAGTATAAGAAGCAATTGCCTGGTGTTTGTTTTAATGGAACTTTTAGCCATAGAGCCAATAAAAATATTATAGAACCTAGCGGTTTGATGATTGTTGATTTTGATAAGTTCCCAAATATGGAAATATTAAATCAAACTAAGCAGAGATTAATAAATTTACCTTATATCTTTTCTGTATTCATTTCACCATCTGGTAGCGGATTAAAAGCATTGGTTAAGATTCCAAAGGATGCCGAAAACTTTAAAGGTTACTTTAATGCTTTTATGGCTGAGATTGACAGTCCTTATTTTGATAAGTCAACTAAAGATATAAGCAGATTTTGTTACGAAAGTTATGACCCTGAACTATATTATAATCCCGATGCGATTGAATACGATACTATTGAGGTAGAAGAATACACAGAGATTGGTTCAACTTATAGTGATGTGGTAGTTCCATTAAAATCTGAATCACAAATTATTGATAGGCTAACTACTTGGTTCAATAAAAAGTACAGTATGGCAAATGGTGAAAGGAATAGTAATCTTTTTAAGTTTGCTATGAGTTTAAATGATTTCGGCATTAGTCAAATAACTTCATCTAATCATCTGCTTAAATATGCTGAAAAAGATTTTAATGGCAATGAGATACAAGACTTGGTAAATAGTGCCTACAAGCGTGGTAAAAATACCTTTAGCACAAAGTTTTTTGAAGATAGCAACACAAAGTCACATATTCAAAAACAAATATTAAGTGGCAAAAGAGTTGAACAAATTAAGACTAACTTAGAAAGAGCATCTAATCCACACGAAATAGAAACCATTGAGCGAGTTAAGGAATCGATGGAGGTAGATGACTTTTGGAATGTATCAGATAAGGGTAGAATTTCATTAAGTCCTCTTAAATTTAAGAAATGGTTAGAGCAAGAAAACTTTATGAAGTATTATCCTGCGGGCGGTAATACTTATACATTCATAAAAAGACAAGGTAATTTTATTGAGGAAACAAATGAGAAACGAATAAAGGATTTTGTTTTAGAATACTTACTTGCCAATGATAAAATAGGAATTAAGCCATACGATTACATAGCAGGTAACCCTCAGTTCTTTACTCCAAACTATTTATCCTTTCTAAAGTCGGCAGACATTAAAATGAAAGAGGATACTCAAACAGAGTGTTTTATTTATTATGAAAACTTAGCCTTAAAGATTACCGACAACAAAACTGAAAAGATAGACTATCTAAATTTAGATGGCTACGTTTGGAAGAATCAAATTATTAATAGAACCTATACAGACACCGACCATCACGAGGCAATATTCAGAGAGTTTATCTGGTTAATTAGCGGTAAGAATAGAGATAGATACAATACTTTTAAATCAGTTATTGGTTATCTATTGCACACCTTTAAGACATCAGCAAATAACAAGGCTATTATTTTCAACGATGAAACAATAAGCGAGAATCCTAATGGCGGAAGCGGCAAAGGTGTGTTTTGGAATGCTATTTCTAAGATGAAAAAGGTTAGCATGATTGATGGAAAATCGTTTGAGTTTACAAAAACTTTCCCTTATCAGACAGTTAGCACAGATTGTCAAGTTCTGGTGTTTGATGACGTTAAAAAGAACTTTACTTTTGAATCATTATTTAGTTTAATTACTGAGGGAATTACCATTGAGTACAAAGGGCAGGATGCAATTAAGTTACCAATCCAAAAAAGTCCTAAAATATTAATTACTACTAACTACACGGTGGGTGGGGTAGGTGGTTCATTTGAGCGCAGAAAGTTTGAGGTTGAAATGAGCAGCTACTTTAATTCAAACAATACACCTCTAGACCATTTCGGGCATTTATTATTTGATGATTGGGTTGATGAAGAATGGGCAAGGTTTGATGCTTATATGGTTAATTGCTTGCAGTACTATTTAAAGAATGGTTTAGTTAATAATGAGTTCGGAAATCTTTTAACTAGAAAGTTTATTGTTGAAACTGCTCACGAATTTTTTGAATGGACCAAAGAAGGAAACATTAAACTAAACGAAAGGCTTTACAAGGGAACTATATTTGAAGATTTTGTTAATGAATATCCAGACTTCAAGAAGTTTCTAAGTCAAAAGAAATTTAAGAAGTGGTTAGAACTCTATGCAATATTTGTTGATGCAAAATATACAGAAGGTCGAGGTGTGGATGGTAGATGGTTTCAACTTTCAAAAGATATTATCGAGCCAATGTTTAAAACAGATATACCTTTTTAATTATGTTTGAATTAAGAGATTATCAACAAATTGCAGTTAATAACGGCAATGAGATATTAAAAGCCAATGGCATATTAATATTGAACTTTGAAGTTAGAACAGGTAAAACTCATATTGCTTTGGCTATTGCAAGTGATTATCAAAATACTTTGTTTGTCACTAAAAAGAAAGCGATAAGCAGTATTGAATCAGACTATAAAATGGCTGAACATTGCAATAAGCTAACGGTTATTAATTACGAGCAGCTAAGTAAATACAAAGCGGAGTATGACTTAGTAATATTTGATGAATCTCACGGACTAGGAGCGTTCCCAAAGCCAAACAAAAAGATTAAAGAGGCGGCTAATGTTTGCTTAAATGGATGCGATGTTATTTTAATGAGTGGAACACTTATGCCAGAATCCAATGCCCAGATATTTCATCAATTATGGGTGAGCAGTTGCAGCCCATTCAAAGATTATAAGAACTTTTATAGGTGGTTTGAATCATTTGGTAAGCCTAAATTAAAATATACATCATACGGAACTTGTAATGATTATAGCGATGTTAGTTACGATAAGATAAGACCTTACATTGAACCGATAATATTAACTAAAACACAGGGCGAAGCGGGGTTTGTTAGCGAAATAGTGGAGCAGGTGTGTACAGTTATAATGCAGCCAAGTACTTACAATGTAATTACCAAGTTAAAGAATGATAAAGTGGTTGAAGGTAAGAATGGAGTAGTTCTGGCAGATACGGCAGTAAAGGAAATGCAGAAGTTACACCAACTATACAGCGGCACAATAAAGTTTGAAGATGGAAGTAGGTTTGTATTTGATGAAACAAAGTCTAAGTTCATAGCACAAAAGTTTAAGAATCAAAAGATAGCCATATTTTATAAGTTCATTGCTGAACTTGAAGCAATCAAACGGCATATTGATGTAACAGATAATATACATGAGTTCAATACCACAGATAAAAACATAGCCTTGCAGATAGTTAGTGGCAGGGAAGGGATAAACCTAAGTGCAGCTAGTGCGATTGTTTACTATAACATTGATTTTAGCGCAGTAAGTTATTGGCAGAGCAGAGATAGGATGACTACTAAGGATAGAGTTAAAAGTAATATCTATTGGATATTTTCTCATAAAGGGATAGAGAATCAAATTTATAAAGCAGTAATGAATAAGAAAGACTTTACACTTCAAACTTTTAAGAAATGGCATCAAAACACCAATCAAGGATTATAAAGAAAATGGAAGCGGATGGATGGTATGTGGTTAATCTTATCAAAACAAATAAGAACGGCATACCAGACTTGATGTGTCTCAAGGATGGTAAATGTGTTTTTATTGAATGCAAAGAATATACAGACACGCTAAAGCCATTACAAAAATTTAGGATTGAAGAACTAAACAGAATGGGATTTACTGCTTATGTGGATAAGGCTGAAAAAATTAAATAAGTTACATATTAAATATTTATTTATACTTTTGTAATACACTAACAATGAAAAAGTCAAAAATCATAGAGGCTATCTACAAAGACTCTGCTTACCGAAATGTATGCAGAAACATAGCCTCACCTGCTTTATTTGAAGACTTGTTTCATGAAGTTATTATTAACCTGCTAGATATGCCAGATGAGAAAATAATAGAGGCTAAAGAAAAAAAATATTTAAAGTTCTTATTCGTAAAGATTGCACACAATAGTTGGAACTCAAAGCACTCGCCATTCTACCGAAAGTATCGGCACAATGACCAAACCGAGAGCATAGACTTATTGATTGGCTTGGAAGGTGACTTAGACCCTGAACTAGAAAATAGGGAAGATGTGTTCCAAACCTTCACCCAAGAAGTAAAAGACAAGATTGATTCGTTAGATTGGTATGACCAAACACTTTTAAAGTTATACATTGATATAGGGGAGTTCAGGAAGATATCAGTTATGACGGGGATAAAATATGGAGCGGTCCAATACACTATTCAAAAAACAATTAAAAAACTAAAACTTGAAAATTATGACAGATTTAAAATCTTTAGCGATTCTTACAACACTTAGTGCATCATTCGGAATAGGTGCGAGTGATTTCTTAACTAACATCTATGGGCAACTATTCGGGGAGCAACTAGCTAAACCTTTCGGATGTTCGTTCTGTATGGCATTTTGGGGCGGTGTAATCTACTCTTTATATTTAGGCAATGGAATAGTTGATTCGTTTATGATTGGTTGCGCTAGTAGCGTTATGAGTGCGTTTATTTCTAAATTCCTAAACGTATGAACCAAGAACAATACGAAAGACTAAAACCATTTAAAGAAAGGTGGTTGACTTTTAAAACCAATCACGCTATGAAGTGGAGCAGTTTAGAATTGTTAGCTTTCCAACAAGCGCATAAAGATTTGTTTGGATATGTGACCGCAAACATTTACTGCGGTAATTGCCAGAACGAGTTAATTCATAAAATATTTAACGCATTGGAGGAATATGAGTCTAAAATTTAAACACTCGGGCGCAAGTGGAGATATACTCTACGCTATGCCTGCTATTCAGAAAGCCTGTGAGATACACGACAAAGAGGCGATTCTTTACGTTAACATTAACGCACCTAATGTTGGCGGCAATCCTACGTTCAAACACGCATACGGAAATGTTATGTTAAACGATTACGCTTACAAGATGCTTAGACCTTTACTAATGGAGTTTGACTTTATCTACGATGTGCTACCTTATAGGAATCAGAAAGTAGATTATGACCTAGACAAGTTCAGGAGCATAGGAATGAATTTGGCTGCCTACGATATTAAACGATGGTATGCTTTAGCCTTTCCTGAGTTAACAAACGTGGATTACTCTGAGCCGATATTGCACATTGATACTATGCCAAGTGATTACATAGTGGTAAACAGAACCGAACGCTATCAAAATCCGAATATTGATTACACTGTCTTAAACGACCTTAAAGAAACTATTTACTTCACAGGTTCAAGTGCCGAGTATTCAATATTCAGTCAAAAAGTAAACTGCAAGTATCTGGCGGTAGAGAACTTCTTAGACTTAGCACGAATTATAAACAACTCAAAACTATTTATCGGCAATCAATCAATGAACTTTGCCATCGCTGAATCGTTAAAGTGTAAGCGAGCGTTAGAGATATGCTACTATGCGCCCAATGTTATACCTGCGGGTGGTGAATACTTTGAGTTATGGAATACTGAAGGATTAATTAATGCAATAAAATGAGAATACTATTAGTAACAGGTCAAAAAATAATGGGTGGCGAATACCACAGGTTAATCGTTCCACATTCTAAGATGCACTTGCAAGGACACGAGGTCAGCCAAATGACAAGCATTGACCACGTTCCCGAATCGCAGCTATCTCAGTTCGATTTAATAATTGCGAGCAGGTCAATCTCAAGAATAGGCAATGAAGAAAACGTATGGAAGATTCTAAAAAGATTAGGCATCCCCGTAATAATAGATACGGATGACCATTATCAACTAAGCGATAGCCACGTTTTAAAAAAAGAGTGGAAGCTAAACCACAGGGCAGAGGCATTGATTTACAACTTTAGTCAGGCGGATGCAATAATGGTGACTACTCCTTATCTCAAGTATGTGGTGTCGCAGTTTAACAAAAACATAGAGGTATTTCCAAACACAATCGACTTTGAACAACCTCAGTTCATACCGAACCCAGAGATAGAAGCAATGAAATCCGAATTGGTTAACATAGGATGGAGTGGTTCAGTAACACACTTAGAAGATTTGCAACTAATTGAAGGCGAAATCCTATCTTTGAACAAAAGTCCTTATAAGGATTACAAGTTCATGCTTGCAGGATTCTACGATGGAGATTCAATTTGGCACAAGTACGAAAAGATATTTACTTCAAACTACATACTAGATGACAATAATTACGGCAGGATAAACGCAGCAGATGTTTATAGCTATGCACAAGCGTATAATTTAATGGACATCGGATTGATTCCTTTAAGATATAACGAGTTCAATAGAGCAAAGTCTGAATTAAAGATGTTGGAGATGGGTGCATTCGGTTTAGGTGTAATCGTTTCGGATGTGGAATCGTATCAATGGATGAGTAAACACGGCAAGAACTGCTTAGTGGCAGGTAAAAAAGATTGGTACAAGTCAATGCGAAGATTGATTGAAAACCCTGAGTTGAGAAAAGACTTAGGCAGTCAACTAAAAGAAGATGTTATGCAAAATAGCAATGAAGCGTTATGGCGTAAGTACAGAATGGAATACTACGAGAGTGTTATAAGTAACAAATAATATATTTAAAGTTATGGGAAAGAATAAATACATAGAAACGCCAGAGAAGATGTGGGAACACTTTGAGGCTTATAAGACAGAGGTTAAAAGTAATCCAAGAAAGAAGCACGTATTCGTAGGAAAGGATGGAGTAAGCGATTATGAACTATTGGAAAGACCTCTTACTTTAGATGGGTTTGAGTGCTATTGTTACGATAACAGCATTATAAGCGATTTAAGCCAATATTTTGCAAATACTGAACAAAGGTACACCGATTATCAAACTATCTGCTCACGCATACGCAAAGCTATCAAGGATGACCAAATTCAAGGCGGCATGGTTGGGCAGTATAACGCAAGCATAACTCAGCGACTAAATGGTTTGACAGAGAAGGTTCAGAACGAGCAAAACATTAACATTAATAAAATGCCTGAATGGTTAAAAGCACCGATTGAAAACAATGAGGTTTAATCCTAACTTAGTTCATATTGATAATACGTTTAAGGTAGACCGAAAAAGAATCGCAATCCTGCAAGGTGGGAGTAGGTCAGGAAAGACTTATTCAGCCTTGCAATGGATTGTTAGAACGTGCGTAGAGCATACAGGACTAACTTATTCAATAGTGCGTAAAACTTTGCCTGCATTAAAGGCGAGTTCAATGCGTGACTTTTTCGATATACTAAAGGAGGCTGAACTATACTCAGAGGCTAACCACAACAAGACCGAGAACACTTACCTGCTAAATGACAACCTCATTGAGTTCTTTAGCGTAGACGATGCCAGTAAGATAAGAGGGCGAAAGCGTGACATCCTATTTGCCAATGAAGCCAACGAGTTAGAGTTAGAAGATTGGAGGCAGTTGTTACTAAGGACAACAGGCAAAGTAATTATCGATTATAACCCATCGGACTTTGAACATTGGATATACGAGCAAGTGATTCCTAGAGAGGATGCTAAGTTATTAATCACGACATACAAGGACAATCCGCATTTACCCGATTCACTTAAGAAAGAGATTGAGCAATTAGAGAGTGCCGACCCAGAGTATTGGAAGATATTTGGACTAGGTCAAAGAGGGCAACTAAAAGGTTTAGTATTTAATAATTTTACTGAGGGCTACCAAGTGCCACAAGATGCAAACTTTATCGGATATGGATTAGATTGGGGTTTTAGCAATGACCCGACTGCGGTAGTTTCGTTTTACAAGTATAATCAAGAACTATACATTCGTGAAGAACTTTACGAGCGTGGACTAACTAACCAAGACGTAGCAGACAAGTTACGGAACATAGGTGTAGAACGAAGGGATGAAATATTTGCAGATAGTGCCGAGCCTAAAAGTATTGAAGAAGTGTATCGTTTAGGTTACAATATTAAACCAACTGCAAAAGGAAAAGACTCGATTATTAATTCAATCGATATTCTAAGGCGTTACAAGCTAAACCTAATCGGTTCAAATCTACTTAGAGAGTTTAGGACCTATAAGTGGAAGATAGACAAAGCAGGTCACACGCTAAATGAACCAATCGACTTTAATAATCACTTAATAGATGCAACTAGGTATCTTGCACTAATGAAACTTCAAGAGCGTAACTCTGGCAAGTACACCATAATGAGAGCATAATCAACAAGTTAAAAAAACAATTACACAAAACTAAAATAATATATTTACTACTATGGAGCGTGAGTTCAAAGAAATAACCATCAAGGAATACGTTAGCACATTGGCACAGATGCCTTATGAAAGTGAATTAGAATACTTGCAAAGGCGTGTATCAATCGTTTTAAGGCAACCAATCGAATCAATCAAGGCTTTGCCTCATACTATCTTTATGGATTACGTAGAGCGTTTAAAAGCGATTGAGGATAACTTGAGCGGATACAAGATTAAAAAAAAAATAAAGATTAGCGGCAAGTGGTTTGCAGTTGACACCGACATAATGAAGATAACCACAGACCAGTTTATTGATGCCTCAGCATTTAGCAAGGTAGCAGAAAAGGAGTTACATAAGTTCATAGCGGTATTCCTAAAGCCTATGACGTGGCGATTTGGAAAGGTGGCTGCATACGATGGCAAAGCACACAAAGAAATAAGCGACCTAGTGTTTGAGAAGATGACAATGAAAGATGCGCAACCACTTCTGGTTTTTTTTTGCAAGGTCTTACACGAATTATCTACTCATATAAGAACCTCTTTGGAGGCGGAAGTGGAAGCGATAGTAAAGGATTTGAATCCAAATGGGGCTACATCGTTACAATCGATAACCTCGCAAATCGAGATGCTACAAAATGGGACTACTTCTTTAAAATGAACGTGATTGAATTTTTAAACTTAATATGCTACCAAATAGATAGAGAAGACAATGAGCGTAAACTATGAGGCACTACTTGGTTCGATAGGTGAAGATTACGTTCCTATTGAAGACATTAAGTTTGACACCTTTATTGGGCGGTCATTGTTTAACGTGGCTAATGAACTCAGCGAGGCGTTAAAGAGTAACCTAGACCAAGCAGACTTAAGGGATTCAGAGTTGAAGCAGTCTATTGTTGCTATGCCTGTAAGCGTGGCAGGCAATGAATACTACGTGGCAATCGAAGGTAATGATTATGCCTTCTTTGTCAATAGTGGTGTTAACGGATTAAGGACTAAGCATGGCTCAATTTATAGTTTTAGGACTAGATTTCCAAGTAAGCCAATGGTCGACAACTTAATGAGGTGGATAACTAAGAAAGGTATTCCACTAGATTCAAGATATTCGCAAACTAGAAACCTAACTAAAAGAGCAAGGGCAAAGGCTCAGATAGACGAGAAAAGAAAACGAGCCACAGCGATAGCGTTTGGAATAAAGCAGAACGGATTGAAGCCGACCTATTTTATAGACACGGCAATAAGTGATACAGAGGTTACAAGAATGAGCAACGCAATAGCGGAAAAATTCGGCAAGCAGATAATAGTAAGTGTAGAGATAAACTTGACAAGATGATAACAATAATAGAAAGCCCTAATAATTGGCAAAACTTATTTAATGAAATAGTGATAGGTGTGAGCGGTGGTAATAGCACGCAGCCTAATTACCAGTTCTTATGTGATGTAAACGTAAGCGGACAAAGCAACCCTGTAACTAGGTTAACTTTACCTAAGCAACCACTAGTGGGAACTGTTCAAATAAACGTGGCAGACATAGTAAAGAACTACGTTACCTTTGATTTTGGCGGATTCAACTCGACAGATATAGTGCCTTGCGTTAATTCTCAGGCAAAGTATTGGTTGCAACTAGGCGAGATATACGATAATGCAAGCGGAGTGCCTGTTATCTATCCTAACCTAGCTCAGTTTGGAACAAGTGGCAGCCCTAAGTTAGGCAGCAATGCGATATTTGATTTCTTAGATTGGACTAAAACTGCGTTCAATCCTGACAAACAATTAAAGCCTAGTAACCAAGTTAGCTTAAACGATAACTCATACAGAGAGAAAATAAGGATAGGTCAACAAAGATTTCTTACCTTCTTTGATTTAGGCAATGAGATATTTATAGTAGATGTTAATGTTTACAATAGTGCAGGCAGTTCAATAAATTCAAGTTCTTATTCAACTTATACGGCAGCCTCTGGAATCGTATCGTTAAACATTGGTGAATCGTTCTTGACTTTTATGGGTGTATCGTTAGTGGGTGCAGCATATTACAGAGTGGATATAAAGAATAGCAGCGATGAATTAGTATTTACTAAAACCATAGACGTAGATAGTTCATGTGCCAATTACGAGATATATCGTTTACATTGGCTAAACTCATTGGGCGGCTTTGATGCGTTTAACTTTACAATGGTAAGCACCGAAAGCGTAGAGATAGAAAACAAAGAGTATAAAAAGGTTCAGGCATTAGGCTACCAAAAAACAGATAGACTCAAAACAAAATACTTCACAAAGCTAACCGAAAGGATTACACTTAACTCTGACTTATTGACCGATGCAGAATCAGCAGCATTGGAGCAGCTAGTAGTTAGCCCAGTGGTAATGTTAGAAACAAGTTCGACATCTTACGTTCCTGTGAACATAGTTGCAAACAATTACGTTAAACGTAAATATGAACAAGGCAGACAGATTCCAAACCTTCAAATCAGCATTGAGTATTCATTCGATAATTACCGCCAATCGCTATGATGCAAACCGAAATAAAAATACTTCAATACTTGAATGGTCAGGTTGTTAAAACTTTTATCCTAGACCTTTACGATAACATCCCTATTCCTGTTAATAAGTCTATCATAGATATTAAAGAACCTGAGAAAAGAAAATCAGATTACACGCTACCTATCAAAGTGCCTGCAACGGCAAACAATAGAGCAATCTTCTCAAACATCCAAGATTTAAACAGGTCGACAAGCAACAGAACGGCTACCAACTTCAACCCTGACTTTAACGTGAACTTGAAGTCTGAAGCGTTAATTATTCGCAGTGGTATAATCTTAATGCGTGGTAATTTGCAGTTGACACAGATACCTGTAAATGACCAAGAAGCCGAGTTTGAGTTAGTTATTATTGGCAAACTTGCAAACCTATTCCAAGACTTAGGAGATAAGAAGTTGTCAGAAATTGACTTGTCAGAATATAATCACGCTTGGACTATTAACAACGTCACAAATAGTTGGGCAACTAGCATTATAAAAAACGGCTCAAGCTATGTTAACTTTTCAGGTGGAACTCCAACGGGAGAAGGATATGTTTATCCGTTAATTGACAATGGGCTTAGTTCATTAGTTAATAATGTAGCAGCAGAACTTGAGTACGAACTTGAGAAGACTATGTATCCTGCGATTTACATCAAACAAATAGTTGACAAAATATTTAGTGCAGCAGGTTATCGATATAATTCAAGGTTCTTTGATTCGACTATATTTAAAAAGTTGATAATGCCTTTTACAGGTGGCTCATTTACGGCAACCGAAAGCGTAATTAATGATAAGACTTTTATAGTATCAAACAACCTATCTACAAACTACACAACTACAAACAATGTTGGTTCAAGTGGTATAAAAAGATATTTGTTTAATTCAATTATTAAAAATACAACTGTTCCAAGTGTTGATGTTACTAATGATAAAATAGATATTAATGCGTCTACTCAAGGTAACATGGTTTTTACGTTTACTGCACTTTTAATATTCACAAATATTTCTGGTAATACCTTTTCATCAGGAGCAAAATTTAATGTGTATTTTGATATAGTTATTTTTAGAGCAGGCAGGAGAGAAACAGTTGCTCAACAAGTTGTTTTATTAGATGCAGTTGGATTGGCTAATTTAGGCACAATAAACAAAGAAGTTAATTTAAGTTCACAAGAATTAAATGTTATTGATGGAGATGATGTTTATCTAGAATTTTCTTGGATTTCTGTAATTAACCCATCAGGACTTAGAGTAACAATAGCACCTGCAACTTTTAGAAATTCGCCAAGTTCAAAATATACTGAGGGCGATACACTAAGACTAAGCGATGCACTACCTAGAGAAATAAAACAAAAGGATTTTTTAACGTGGTTGTTTAGGGCGTTTAATCTTTACGCTATACCTGACACGATAGATGCTAATAAGTTAATCATTGAACCACGTGACGACTTTTACACTTCGGATGTGGTAGACATTACAAACAACCTAGACGTAAGCAGCGAAGTGATGATTAACCCAATGGGCGTGCTAGACTTTAGGGATTTTGTTTTAAAGTACAAAGAGGATAAAGATGAATACAACTCTAAGTATCAAGACCTATTCGGTGAGGTGTATAGCACTAAAAAGTACACAGTTGAAAACGATTTCTTAACTCAAACCAATACAGTAGAAATAGGATTCAGTCCATCACCATTAGCAAATTCAAACGGATACCATGACAGAATCTACACCAAGATAAGAAAGCTAGACCCAAATAGTAGCAATAGCGAACTGCCTTCTTACAATATTAGAATGCTTATCTATGGCGGCTTAGTTGCAACAAGTCAAGGATGGCAAATAAAGACTAGACTAAGTGGGACTTCATTTATTATAGTTGGATTCCCCTATGCAGGAATGTTAGATAGCACATCAGCACCCACGTTTGATTTAGGATTTGCGCAACCTAAAGCCATTAATTACGGACTTGGTTCAACTGCTTACACGAATGGTAATCTATTTAAGCGTTATTGGGAAAAGACTATACTAGAAATAACCGACAAGGATTCTAAAATAATCACGGCTAAGTTTCAATTCAATGAAGTAGAGTTTAACGCTTTAAGTTTTAGAAAAATTTACCTACTCAATAAACAATATTACAGACTATACACCATTAAGCACGATTTGAACTCGGATGGGTTGGTAGAGATTGAACTATTGAAACTTAAAACAGCACCTGCGTTCACGTTGGTATCAGGCACAGGTAATGGTGGTAGCGGTGTTATTCTATCAGATGAGGAATTGCCAATGTATGTTAGGGCAGACAATACAGACTATTTTGATTCGCAGGCTAAAACTCAATTTAGAACTAGAGAGCAAACAACGGGTAATATTTATTTACAATTCGGTAGCGATATAAACTTTTTAGAAGGTAGCGGAGATGCTTACCTACCTGATGCAGCAACTATTCAACCTTTGACAGGCGACCCGATAATAATCGTTAAGAACATACATGGTGGCTCAATAAGGATATACCCAATAAATGAAACTAACCTAGTTAATGGCGGTGCAAGTTACAACTTGCAGAATCACCATTGCGTTTGGTTTGTAGCTTATAAAGGGAATTGGCAAATATTAAACACAGTAAACACGGGAGGCGGATAATGCTAGAATACATAAAGAATTTTGAGTTGATTTATAAGATAGTTCAACTAAATGACAAGAAGTTAAATGACGTAATTAAACATATTAAATAATGGTAAAAGATATTTTATTAAGACTTGGCATCGACATAACAGGTGCTAAGGAAGGCTTGCAAGAAGGCACAAAAGAATTTAAAGAGTATGAGAAATCGGTCAAGAAAGCACAGCAAGAAACCGACAATATGCTCGATGCTAGTTCACAATTGCCAGGAGTTATGGGGCAGGCATCGGCAGGCGTTAAAGGTTTAATAGGCACAGTCAGAACATTAACCACTACTTTATTAGCCAATCCACTAGGGGTAATATTTGCAGCAGTATCGGTTGCGGTGGCAGGACTTGTAGCAATCTTCAAAGATTTTGCACCTATTACGGATTTAGTAGCAGATAAGATAGCTTATTTGGGTGGAGCATTTAGAGGTTTGCAAACTTCTGTTTATAGCTTAGTAACCACAGGTAAATTAGCAGCAGGCGCAATAACGGCAGCAGGGCAAGCAGCAGAAAACGCATCAAGAATGCAAAGAAATTATAATGACAATTTAAGTGCATTTAATTTAAAGCAAGAACAACTTGAAGTTCAGATTGATAAGTTATTAAAGCAAGCAAAGAATAAATCTATAAGCGATAAGGAAGCACAAGATTTAATTAAGCAAGCCACAAAATTACAAGATGAACAAATCAAAGGTTTAAAAGACAACGCTAGAGAGGAAACTGCCATCTTAGTTGAAAAGGCAAAAGCAGCAGGTGCAACTCAAAAACAAATATTAGCTATTCAAAGTGGGGCAAGGATTGAAAGTTTAAACAATGTTCAAGATGGAGCAGATGATGAGTTAATTGCATTGCAAAATAACTACACAAAAAGAATAGGAGAGCAAGGTAGGTTAGAAGAAAAAACTATTAAAATAGAAAACGCAAAAGCACTACGTGATGAAAAGATAAAAGCAGCAGAAGAAAAAAGGGCAGCCGACAAAGCTAAAGCGGATGAAGAACAAAAGAAAAGAGAGGAAGCCGAAAGTAAAGATAGAGATGAAAGAGCCAAAGAATACGATGAGCAACAAGCCAAGCAACTAGAAAACGATAGGGCTAGAACCAAGTCACTTAACGAATCAAGGCGTGAACAACGTGCGCAAGAAAATGAAGACTTAAAAGCAATTGCAGCAGATGAGTTATTGACTAATGAAGAAAGATTAGCAGCCATTCAAGAGTTAAATGCAAGGAGGATTTTGTCTGATAAGGAAGCAGCAGATGCATCAGTAAAGATTGCAGAGGCTGAGGCAAATGCTAAGATTCAGACTTTACAAGGTTATAGCCAATTATTAACTCAAATATCAAACTTAGCAGGTAGAGAAACCGCAGCAGGTAAAGCCCTAGCAGTTGCAGCCACCACTATCGATACCTATGTAGCGGCATTTAGGGCGTACAAGGAAGGTTTTAAAATTGACCCAACGGGAACTTTCTCTTTAATTTCAGCAGCAGCAGCAGCAGCGACAGGTATAGCAGCAGTCAAAAACATTCTATCGGTTCAAGTTCCAAACGGAGGTGGCGGAGGTGGTAGTGTTCCATCAATGAACCTACCTACTACTAGACCTTCAAGTGGATTCACAATGTTAGGAAACGAAGACCCATTAAGAACCACAAACGAGGGAGGCATGGTTCGAGTATTCGTTACTGAATCCGATATTACTACTTCACAAAATAGAGTAAGCAGCATCCAAGCAAAGGCGACAATAGGTTAAAATAAACAATCAAAATAATATTTAAAAACATGGAGTTACCATTATACGAACTATTTATTGACCTAGAGGATGAATCAGGCGTTGACTTTATTGCGCTAGTAGATGACCCTGCAATTAAAAAGAATTGGCAAGCGTTCCAAAACTTTCAAGATAGCTACTCAGACTATCCAGAGGCAGCCAAAGAAAACGCTAAAATCGCTTTGAGATATGCAGAGGAAAACGGATGGGGCGATTGTGGAACGGCAGTAGGTAAGGCAAGAGCCAATCAATTAGCTAATGGAGAACCAATAACAAGAGAAACCATTGCACGAATGGCAGCCTTTGAACGCCACAGACAAAGTTCACAAAAAGAACTAGGTGATGGATGCGGCAGGTTAATGTGGTTAGCTTGGGGAGGTGATGAGGGAGTAGAGTGGGCACAAAGAAAACTTGCACAAATAGATAAAAAGACTGAGTTTAAATTTACGGCAGACAAAGAAAAGAGAATTATTAGCGGACCAGCAATGGTTGCTAACTTACCGATTTATAGAAGGCGCAAAGATGGCTCAGAATATTATGTAATGTTTAAAGCCGAAACCATTAAGAGCGTGGTAGAGAAGTTTTTTAGAAATCAGTATTCTAACAACTTCAACATCATGCACCGCAAAAACCTCTTAGCGGATGGTGTTTACTTAATCGAATCCATGATTATTGACTCAGAACGTGGTATTAAAACGCCAATGGGATTTGAGGAGTTAAGTGAAGGCAGTTGGTTTATATCCTGCAAAGTAGACAATGACAAAGTATGGGATGACTACATTAAAACAGGTGTGTTCAACGGATTTTCAGTTGAGGGTGAGTTTATTGAAAAGAAGATTAGTCACGCAAATAAGCAGCTAGATGAGATACTAGCAATACTCGAAAAAGTAAGATAAATTAAAACAATAAAAAAAACAAATATTTACATTTATGGAAGCACAAGAAGCTATTAAAAGAATCAAGATTGCATTAGGTATGGAAAAGCCTGAGCAAGAATTTAAAGAGGCTAAGTTAGCCGATGGAGTAACTATCGTTACTTGGGATGGTGAATTACTAGGAGCAGACTTAATGGTGATTAGCGAAGAAGGTAAGATACCTGCACCAGATGGAGACCACACTTTAGAAAGTGGCGAGATGGTAACTGTTGCCGATGGTAAAGTTATTAACATCGAACCTGCTAAAGAAGAAGAAGAAGAAGTTGAAATTGAATTAGCAGCAGAAGACGCAGAGGTTGAAGCCGAAATTGAATCAGAAGACTATGACATGAAGTCGGTAGTTAGTATGCTTAAAGAGTGTATGACTAAGATTGAAATGTTAGAGAAGAAGATGGGCGAAACTAAAATGGAAGAAAAGGTTGAAGAAGCTATGAGCGCAATCAACAACCACAAAGAAGCATTTGTTCAGTTAGTTGATTTAGTAGACAAAATAGCTAAATCCCCAAGCGAAGAACCTGCCGAAAAAAGCGGACTATTCAGTTCTATGAAAGTTTCAAAAGAACAACAAGATGAGAAATTAAACGATTTTGCAGAAGCACTTAAAAATTTAAAAACAAAATAAAAAATTATGGCATTTAATGTAACCGCTTTAGCAGCATATACTAAAGCAAACGAAACCCAGCTATTAACTAAAGCCCTTTTTGGTGCTAAGTCAATTAGCTTATTTACTCCACAAATCGGAGTTAAATCTACTCAGCAAGTAAACACTATGGATACTGACGCAGTATTCCAAGCAGATTCTTGCGGATGGTCAGCTAGTGGAACTACTACCTTCTCAGGTCGTACTCTTACTGTTGCTGCAATCAAAGTTCAAGAGGCATTATGCCCTAAAGATTTGAACACTAAGTATCTTCAGTTAACTTTGCCTAGAGGTTCAAAGGATGATTCTATTCCTTTTGAGCAAAAATATGGCGAGTACAAAACAGGTTTAATCGCTGAGCAATTAGAAACAGGTGTATGGCAAGGTAACACCGCAAGTGGTAACCAAGCATTGGCTCGTTTCGATGGTTTAATTAAAATCATTGATGCAGCATCAGGTGTAATCGAAGCAAACGTTTCAGGATTTATGACAGGCGCACCATACAGCGTTTCAGGTGGTATCACAGTAAACAACGTAATTGCAATTATGCAAGGTGTTTACAGAGCATTACCTGTTGAGTTATTAGGCAAAGCAGACGTTAAAATCATGGTGGGTATGAACACCTTTAGAACTTACCAAATGGCTTTAACCAACGCTAACCTTTTCCATTACAACACAGATTCTTCTGCAAGTAATTTTGAAATCGTTATTCCTGGTACTAACTTAACAGTAGTAGCTTTAAATGGTTTGAATAACACAAACAGAATCTACGCTGCTCAGTTATCAAACATTTTCTTCGGAACTGACTTGTTAGGAGAAGAAGATAACTTTGAAATCTTCTACGCTAAAGAAGCAATGGAAGTTCGTTATAACGTAGCGTTCAAAGCAGGTGTGCAGATTGCATTCCCTGAAGAAATCGTTAAGTTCACATTGGCTTAGTTCATAGGGGAGGGTAAAATCTCCCCTTATATTTTTAACAAAAAGGAGATAAAAAATGAGTTGTGCAATCACATCAGGATATACATTAGATTGTAAAGATGCAATCGGTGGTATAAAGAAAGTATACTTTGGAAACGCTGAACCTAGTGCAATGACATTAGGAACAAACGCTTCAGGAGTTATTACAAGTGTAAGCGGTATCTCTTTCTATGCTTATGAATTATTACCACAAGGTAAAAATAACTTTACCGAAACTATTAATTCAAATGCAGAAGTAGGTACTTTATTCTACACCCAATTATTGAGTTTAGAATTTACAAAATTAACCCAAGCAACCCGCAACAAATTAGCTACAATAGCTAAAAGAAGAAACGTAGTAATCGTAGAAACACACGATGGCACTTTCTTTATGTTGGGCGAAACTTATGGGTTAGAGTGTTCAGGCGGTACTGCTATGAGTGGTGCAGCTATGGGCGAATTTCAAGGTTATCAATTAGCTTTAACAGGTATGGAGAAAAATCCAATGGACCAAGTTTCAGCTATCACTTCATTTACGATAGTTAGTTAGTTTTCGATGTTAGTTGTATAAGAGAGGCTGCCTATATGGTAGCCTTTTTTATTATATTTAGTGTAAAGTATATTTAAAAGTATGGTGATACTAAATCAAGGGGCAAACAACGTAATCTTAACACTCACAGAAAAGGTGACAATAAGCAACCCTGTGTTTCTATTTGCCCTTAGTTCAATTCAGACAAATGCAACTGTTTATTTTATCGCTCAAGATACCTCACAATACAAAGAGCGTTATAATAAATTCATTTGGAATGTTAAGACAAACCCTAACAACTTTGCAGGCGAGTTTAACCTACCTATTGAGGGCTTATATTCTTACCAAGTATATCAGACTTCAATCGTTAATCCAACAGAGTTTAGAACACGAGTATTAAGCAACAATGGAACGTTTGAAGCGTACACTTGTTACGAGCAAACTATATTAGATTTATATGGACTTACAACCGCAAGCGATGCGGTTCAATATATTACAAAAACATTAGAAGTAGGGAATGTTCAGTATGGTTATTCTGAGCAAGATTTAACTATTTACGAATTACCAACAACACAAATCAAGATTTATGAGTAGAGTTCAGTTTGCAGGCGAAGATATTGACAAGTACAAAACGCCAGAGTTTTATCAGGAGAAGAATAAGAAATACGTGAACTTCGGTTCGGATAATTTATATCCATTATACCTTGTAGACTTGTTTAACAGGTCGGCAAAACACAACGCTATTTTAACAGGAAAGCAGACTTACGTTTATGGAGCAGGTTTAAAGATGGAAGGCGTATGGGATTTATTTGCCAACGCAAACAGATTTGATTCTTTAGATGAAATTTTCAATAAGTGCATATTAGATAAGTTATTGTATGGCGGTTATGCCTTGCAGATTATTTGGGATAGAGTAGGCGAATCAATAGCCGAGATTTATCACATGGACTTTAGCAAGATTCGCTCAAACGTAGACAACACCGAGTTCTATTTTTCAAACGATTGGGCAGACCCTAAAAGCAAGCAGAAAAGTTACAAGGTATTTAACCCTGAAAAGAAGGTAGGCGCACAAATATATTATTACAGAGATTACAGACCTGCAACGGCTACTTATCCTTTACCTGAATACATCGGTGCTATTCCTTATGTGGAGTGCGATGTAGAAATAGCGAATTATCATAGAAGCAACTTACATAATGAGTTCTTTTTTGGTGGTATTTTGTCTTTTAACAATGGCGAGCCAACGGAAGACGAGAAGCAAGACTTAGTACGTAGGTTAAATAGACGTCACAAAGGCACAGATAACGCAGGAAGATGGATAATAAACTTCTCAGATAGAGTAGACAACGCCCCAACAGTTATCCCGATTCAGCCTAACGAATTAGACAAGCAATTTAACCTACTTAATGAGCAGGTTCAACAAGAAATATTTGTTGCTCACAAGATAACTTCGCCAATGTTCTTCGGGATAAGAGTTGAAGGTCAATTAGGTGGCAGAGCGGAAATGATAGATTCATTTAAACTATTCGAACAAAACTACATCAGACCAATTCAGCAGCATTTTGAGCAACTATTCAACTACTTAGCTAATAAGTCAGGCAGCACGGCAACACTTGAGGTAATGCCTTTAGAAATGTTTAAACCTGCGTTTACTGAGCAGACCTTAATTCAGATAGCTACTAGACCAGAGATGCGTGAAATGGCAGGTTTACCACCTGAGCCTGAAATAGTAGAAGCAGAGCCAATGCAAATGAGTAGCCAAGATTGGGAACGTGAAATAAGAGTGTTCTCAGAGTTTGGCGAAAGTGCGGACTTATACGATGAAATAGAATCTAGAAAGATAACTTTTAGCGATGACCATTACGAGTTTGAGAGCCATTTAGAGTTTAACGAAAAGGAATTATTCGCTACTATTTACGAGCCAACCACAGCCGAAAAAAAGTTGTTAGATATAGTTACTAAGAACCCGTTAATTTCTCAGACTGACATTGCTAAAATAATGGATATGACTAGGGGCGCAGTCGGCAATATGTTAGACAAACTAAAGCGTGAGAAATTACTTGGCATTACAGAGGGTGCTTGGAACATTTTAACAGTGCCACCTAGAAGCAGCGTTTTAGATAGGGTGACAGATGAGTTATCGAAGTTTAATGTAAAGTATAAATACACTGGTCCAAGAGATAACAAGAACAGAGATTTTTGTAGAGCATTACTGAACTTAAACAAGGTTTATACAAGAGCAGAAATTGACAAGATTAGCGGCATAGTTGATAGAAATGTTTGGACAAAAAGAGGCGGATGGCAAACAGTCAAAGGCACAGATATTCATTTACCATTTTGCCGCCATCAATGGAGTTCAGTATTAGTAAAGAAAAAATAAGATGTTAAACACAACAGTACTATTTATAGGGGAAGCAGCACTAAAGCAAGAAAGTGTTATTAGTGAAAACGTAGACCCAAAACTTTTGATACCTACTATTAAGGAGGTTCAGAATATTTATATCCTGCCATTATTGGGAACTGCTTTGTATAACGAATTAGTTACCCAAGTGAGTGGCAATAGCGTGAGCGCAGATAACACCATTTTATTGCAGTCATACGTTCAGCCAACGATGATAAAATATTGCGTCTACGAGTCTATGTTAGATTTAAGTTTCAAGTTCCAGAACAAGAACGTGGCAACTAAATCGAGCGAGTTCAGTCAGCAAGCAAGTTTAAACGATATTAGATACTTAATGGATAAGGCAATCAATAGGGCGCAGTATTATGCTGAGCGAGTGACCTTGTTTTTGATGGCAAATAACATGAAATATCCTGCTTACTTGAATCAAGGCAATGCAGACATTTCAACAATTTATCCAACCGCTAAGAACTACTCAAATGGTATGTATTTGGGTGGCGATATTGATTGTGATGATATACCTGCAAGAATAAAGTATCAAGGCAATAACCCAAGAAGGTGGATGTTATGAGAAAAGAAGGAAGCAAGAATAAAAGTAACGTAGAGAAATTAAAACAATTTGTAAAGAAATATGAAGGTCACTTTAAATCAGTTGATTGCCGAGTTGCAAACAATAGCAACAAACCACGAGCAAATAAATAGCTTTTTCTTTGGTGACATTGCAGACTTAGGAACGGAAAGCCCTATGCAGTATCCTGTATTTTACGCAGATGTAACTCCTTCAAATTTTACTTACAAAGTTATTGCAGTTAACTTGCAAATTATGGTAATGGACATTGTTAAAAAAGACCTCTCTAATGAGAACGATGTGTTGAGCGATTGCTTGCAAATTATGGAAGATATAATTATCAAGTTACGTGACCCAAGTAAGGTCTATTTAATACAAGATTCAATCAGTCTAAACCCTTTTAGCGATTCTCAGGGAGATGAAGTAAGCGGATGGACTGCTAATGTTACCATAAATATTCCAAGCACTTACAATGAATGTGCAGTTCCTTCAAATTAGTATAAAATAAAAAAATAATATTTAACAATATGACAGATTCAAATAAGATTTTAGGCGGCAATGGATGTTTATTCATTGATGCAGCCTCAACAGGTAACAGATTCTTTTCGTTAGTAGTGAATGCCGATTGCGTGTTAAGCGTTTTAACTAGCGCAGGTGGTCAGAATTTGCTAACTCAATATAACTTATCAGGCAAAACATTAAGTGCAGGAACTATTATCCCTATGTTCAATGGCGACCCAATCGCAGCAGTAACTCCAACAAGCGGAAGTTTAATCGGCTACGGATATAGGGAGGTTTAACTATGGCACTAGGTTTTGGCATAGGCATACCATTTATAAGACGTAGAGGCGGAACAGCCAACACTATCGTTAAAGACTTCAAAGCAAGAGTTGAAGCAGACGGAGGCACGTTTGAGGCTTATTCGTGTATGGTTTCTCAGATTAACGAGTTATTAGCACAGCCGCAAATAGTTACTACTTTTAATTTACGAGTGGTTGCAGATAATGGCACGTTTGAAGCGGTTAATTGTATGCAAACTACTATCACAGATTTACAAAATATAAACATTAATTAATATGGGAAACGCATATGATTCGGCTTCACTTTTGGTAACGCCAAACGGGTACAAAGCAAGCAAAATTTATTCAGCCAAGCCGACAGACGGCACAGGGGATTTGGCATTTAGTAGGGCATCAACTGCAATGAGGCGCAATAGCGCAGGCTTATGGGAAGAAGTTGCCAATAACGTGCCAAGACTTCAATACCCCATAGGTGGTGGTTGTCCAAGTTGGTTGTTTGAGCCGCAAGCGACAAATAGCGTAAATTATTCAAACAATCTATCTTTGGGCTGGAGTAATTTGGGTGGAAATTCAATAA